ATACACGATGAAATGTTGTTTAGTATCGCTGAACACGCCATGCAAATTTTTAATCAGAGGTCTTGGGATTGCTATTCACATTACGCCAAAAAATACGGCATATTGGACTCCCTTGCAAGGCATCAATTTTATGATTCTGTAAAAGTTCAAAAAACAGAACCCTCACAGGGTTATCACGCATGGCACTGTGAACATGGCAACAGACTCTCTGGGTCAAGACTTTTGTTAGTTCTTGCTTACCTTAACGATGTTGAAGACGGTGGAGAAACAGAATTTCTCTACCAGTCTAAACGTATTAAGCCTGAGCGGGGAACTTTAATTATTTGCCCATCCGGTTTTACTCACACGCACCGGGGTAATCCGCCTTTGAGCGGCGTTAAATATGTAATTAACGGCTGGCTAGAATTTACACAATAAGGATTAAACAGTAGGAAGAAAGATGAAACCGAGCCTGATGGGCTATCGAAGAAGTCTGATAGCAAAACTGACCGGAGCGCAGCGTCGGATTGATGTTCATAAGCGCCGAGGCAAAAACTACAAAGCTGAGTATGACAAGCTGATAACTTTGCACGCGTTGCAAGCAATAGACGACTACTTATACCAAGGAACCAAGGATGAAATCACGTCCGCCTGAGTTTTTACACTCAATCACCATACGCAAACTGCGCATGCAGCTGCGTGATGTTTGTCAGGAATGTTTGCGGGTCTCCCGCGTCAAGAGTTCGGTGCGTGGCGTTCGCGACATTGCACTGGACTACTCCACCAAAGAGTACGCGGAGTTGGCGCGCAGACGAGACAAACTTATTTCAGAAATCAAAACACTCTGGAACTCGGAGGCATTATGAATAACCACCTAAAGTACCTGACCACGGCAAACTGGTTGCGCGGGTACGCGGAGGGTATGGAGGAGCTATCAACCGATAAGAATGCGCTGGTTCAGCGGTTGCTTATGGCGTCAGATCTTTTGCTTGAGGTGTGGAATGAGAAATCACAACAACCCAAACAATTAGATGGCACGCTGTACAGCAGAGGAGAAAACTGGTGACTATCGGAGACAAAATAAATATACAGCTTTACGCTGATACAAACGCCGGAGAAGGGTTTGTTATTTTTCCAAACGATTGGTTTGATAACGATCCGATTTTGCAGGCGGATCTTTTGAAAGACTGGATCGCTGGATTAACTGAAGCGTACAACGACGCAGTGGAGGCAATCGCCGTATGAACCACGACAACTTGAGCGTGCTGAAGAAGGCTCGCTGCCTTGCCAAGAAGGCATTGAAGGTAGCGGAGTTGAAAGACTTGGACGATATAGAAACGCACTTCGCGCTGGATGACATGGCGCAGGAAGCCCGCTACATCCTGTGGGAAACGCAGGAGCTGGAGCCCGATCAAAGATGAATGGGCTCAGCGTGGTAAACATAAAAATCACGAACGGCTGCAATTTGTCGTGTAAAGGCTGTAGTCACATGAGTCAATACGCAACAGCGTCCAGTAGTATTGATGTTGACAAATTAAAGCAAGACATCATCGCCTTTCGTCAAAACTTCAACGTGCTACACCACGTGTCTTTGCTGGGTGGAGAAGTTTTGCTTGAGCCGAGATGGAGCGAGGTGTTGTCTTTGATTGAAGACCTGTACCTAGGCTCCGTGCAGGTTCGTTTTTACACGAATGGTTTGCTGCTGGACAAGAACAAAGAAGCGGTCGTGCAGCACATGCTGCGTGGTAGCAAGCTGCGGATAAGCCTACATGAATCACCAGAAAGCAAAGTCGGGCAGCAGGTGATGAAGCAGGTTGCTTTGTTTTTAGAGTACGCCAACAAGCATATTGAAAACTTACCCAGCCTTGATGTGCTGTATTCTTGTGATAGAAACAATCTGTGGGATATACCTGACAAGATCGCGGCGTCCAACAACTACAACACATACTGGACTGAATTGTTTCATGAGCAGGGCGGCAAGCTGTATCCATATAACAGCGACAATATCGAACTCAGCTACCAGCATTGCCCCTGTAGAAATGCACAGCTATATAACGGTAGGGTTTGGAAGTGTCCGCAAACCGCATACTTGCGAGACACGCTCGCCGCTTTTGAGCAACTGGATGACCCTGCGTGGCAGCCATACTTGCAGTACAAGGGGATCTCGTTGCACGCATCGGATGAAGAGAAAGCTCAGTTTTATTTTGACCAACGGCGCCCTATGGATTTCTGTTCCATGTGCCCAAAAAACGGACACTACTCAGTTCACGCGCAAGACTTTGGCAAGAAGCGACACATAAAAGTAATTCCTGTATGAAAAACATCTTAATCACCGGGCACAAGGGTTTCATAGGTACGCATCTGTGGAATCATTGGACCAATAAGTATCAGCTGACTGGGTTCGACAAAGGCAACGTATTGCCTGATGAATACTTCGATGTCGTTGTCCACCTTGCTGCGCTATCAGGCGTGCGGGAAAGTTGGAAAAACCCTTTGGGATACTTCAATAACAATGTGCTGCTTTCTCACAAGGTATTTAACAAGTACAAGAAAGTGATTTACGCAAGCTCCAGCACGGCAAAAGAACCGTGGCGTAATCCATACGCGCTAAGTAAGCGCACGGTGGAGGCGATAGCTCCAGCGAACTCATTGGGGGTGCGGCTGACTACCGTGTACGGGCCGAACTCCAGAAAGAATATGTTCTTAACTCGGCTCATCGAGGGTAGATTGGGCTATGTCAATGCTGATTGCAGTCGCGACTTTATTCATGTCGACGACGTGCTTCGGTTTTTTGACATCGCAGTAGAAAGTGAAGCGACAGGAGTGATTAACGTCGGGACAGGTACTTCAGTTGCGGTGGCTGACTTAGCCCCTGCAAACATAACAAGAAAGACCGCCCCGTTTTTTGAAATGAAAGACAACCGTGCAAATGTGGAAGCAGCACGGGCACTGGGATTTCAAGCGGCGCATGACGTACGCACTTACATAAAGGAGCAAATGGATGGCTGACACCCCCGAGAAAAAAGTAAAACGCAAGGTCGTCGACATACTGAAGCAGTACGGCATGTACTACTTCTATCCGGTGACTGGCGGTTATGGCGCATCTGGTGTGCCAGACATCGTTGCGTGCTATAATGGGTGGTTCATCGGCATTGAAGTGAAAGCTGATCTGAATAAAAACAAACCCACCGCATTGCAGCAGAAGAACTTGCAGGCAATACGCGAGCAGGGAGGCGTGGCGTTAGTAATTGACGCCAACAACTTAGACCACTTATCAGAAACCTTGGAGGCGCTTTATGCGACAAATGTACGAGTCCGCAAACGACCTGAAGAATGAGGACGACATTCGTCAGTTTCTTGAGCAGGGGTTAAGCGCAACACTACATAAGCTACCGATCTCATACCGATTAGATTGGCTTGTTTTTCGAAACGGTAAACCGAAGGCGGTGATCGAGTTCAAGCGCCGCAAATGCAAACACCTGCAATACCCAGACATCATGTTGTCGCTCGGCAAATGGAACGCCGGGTTGGACTATGTTCAGAAAAACGGCTTGGCGTTTATGTTTGTCGTACAATGGGATGATGCTGTTGGCGTTTATGTGTACAAGCCGGAGCATTTTGTTGATATACGCTGGGGCGGTCGCACGGTGCAGACACGCGACTCCGCTGACATTGAACCTGTAGTACACATTCCAACAAACCAGTTCAGAATTATAAAATGATCCCGATATTTTTAGACTTTGAGACCTTTTGGTCTCAGACCCACTCTTTGTCCAAAATCCACCCTGTCGAATACGTCATGCACCCCGAGACTGAGATTCAATCAGTCGCTATTCAGGTAGACCATGACGCGCCGTTTGTATTGTTTGGTGAAGATGAGATTCGTGCGTGGGCCGACTCTACGGACTTCTCAAATGCGATGTTGATCGGCCACAACATGTCTGGTTTCGATTCCATGATCTGTGCATGGCGCCTCGGCATTAAGCCGAAAGCATGGGGCTGTACGCTGGCGATGGCGCGCGCGATGGGCTATGCAAAAACAGTTGGCAACTCACTGAAGAAGGTGGCTGAGGATTTAGGTGTGGGGCAGAAGCTCGACCTCGAAGCGACCAATACCAAGGGCAAGAAGCTGGCTGACTTCTCAGATGAAGAACTCAAAGCCATGCGTGAATACAACATCATCGACACCGAGTTGTGTGCGGGAATCTTTAACCGTCTTGCACCGAAGCTCGGCCAGCGTGAGCTGAAGCTGATTGATTTAACAATCAAGATGCTGGTTGAGCCGCAGTTCGAGTTGGACTTCGCGCTTTTAGAACGCACACTGGAAGAGATCCAGACGGATCAGCATAAGGTGCTGCTGGATGTGGCCGAAGAAGTTTCAGACGAGCCGCTGGGGCTGATGACAGACGAAGAAAAAGTTGCCGCCGCCAAGAAGATCCTTGCCTCTGCGCCAAAGTTTGCGAAGTACCTTCAGTCAAAGGGTGTCGAGGTGCCGATGAAGCAGTCGCCGTCGAACCCAGAAAAGATGATTCCGGCGCTGGCAAAAACCGATCAAGCGTTCCTTGACTTACAAGAGCACGAGAACTGGAACGTAGCGTTGGCTGCATCCGCTCGGTTGAATGTGAAGAGCACCATTCTTGAGTCGCGCATTCAGCAGTTCATCACCTGCGGTAGGGCTGCGGGAGGCAATATGCCGGTCGCCCTGAATTACTACGGCGCCGACACCACGGGCCGTTGGTCGGGCACGATGAAGATGAACCAGCAGAATCTGCCACGCATCAACCCATACAAACCGTCACCGGCGGATGCCCTGCGTAAGTCCCTGCGCGCACCGGATGGGTACAAGGTTGTTGTGGCTGACTTGTCAGGCATCGAGCTGCGTGTGAATCACTTCCTGTGGCAAGAGCCGAGCAGTATGAAGCTGTTCCAAGATGACCCTGAGAAGGCCGACCTGTATAAGGACTTCGCATCCAGTTTGTATGACAAGCCAATCGAAGAAGTCACCAAGCAAGAGCGTCAGGTGGGTAAGGTTGCGCACCTCGGCTTGGGTTTCGGTGCTGGCCCCGCGACATTCCAGACAGTTGCGAAGCAGATGGGCGGCGTCGACATGAGCCTCGACGAGGCTACGGATGTTGTGTACAAGTGGCGCAATGCTTACGGCAAGATCGCCTCGGGGTGGAAAACATGTCACGCTGCGTTGGCCGACATTAACTACGAACACTACGGCATCGACATCGACCCGTGGGGTCTGTGTAAGACAGCAGAAGGCGGGATCAAAACGCCGCTGGGCATGATCCGCTATCCGCACCTGCGTGAAGAGTTCAACAAAGAAGATAGGCGCGCGGAGTGGGTGTACGGTGAAGGCCGTCGCAAGGCTCGCATCTACGCCGGGAAGGTGACAGAAAACATCGTGCAGCACCTCGCTCGCGAAGTAATTTCAGACCACATGCTGAAGGTTGCGAAGACATCGCTGGGTAAGCAGTACCGCCCTGCGCTCACGGTGCATGACGAATTGGTCTACGTTGTTCGTGAAGAGCATGCGCAAGAGATGCTCGATTTAGTGCAGAAGATCATGCGCCAAGGTGTTGATTGGTGGCCTGAACTGGTAACATGGAGCGAAGGAGATATTGCCGACACTTACGGCGACGCTAAATAAGGATAAACATGAAAGCGTGGAGCTTTAGTTCGATAAAAACATTCGACACTTGTCCTCGTAAATATCACGCTGAAAAAGTAGAAAAACTCTACCCCTTCGTCGAGACGGAGCAGACGATTTACGGCAAAGAAGTACACAAGGCTGCGGAAGAATATATCCGCGACGGTAAACCCCTTGCCCCCGGCTACATGAAGTTCCAACCCGCGCTGGATAGCTTGAATCGAATCGAGGGGGAGAAGCTGTGCGAGTTGGAGCTGGCACTGACGTTAGATAAGAAACCAACCAAGTTTCTTGCCGACGATGTGTGGGTTCGTGGGATTGCCGACCTGATCATCCTCAACGGAGAGAAGGCTCGGGTAGTCGACTACAAAACTGGTTCGGCGAAGTACCCAGATAAAGGGCAGCTGGAGCTGATGGCACTGATGGTGTTCGAGCACTACCCCGAAGTTCAGCGAGTCAAGGCGGCCTTGGTGTTTCTCCTACACGATGTGGTAGTCAAGGAAAAATACACCCGCGACATGCTTCCTGATTTGTGGGCGAAATGGGAGGAGAAAGCTGGACTTTTACGGGCCGCGTACGAAAATGACAAGTGGCCGCCCAAGCCCAACGGGCTGTGTAAAAAGTGGTGCCCTGTCCAGCATTGTGAATTTTGTGGAGGCTGACATGCCAAGAAACCCCCGCCGCTACGACCTTGAACGCAAATACGATGGCAAGCCTGAAGTAAAGAAGAAGCGCGCTGCACGCAACCGCGCCCGCTATCAGCTGATGAAAGAGGGCGTCGTCAAGAAGGGTGACGGCAAAGATGTCGACCACAAGAAACCGCTGTCCAAAGGCGGTGGCAACGGACGCAGCAACCTGCGCGCCGTGCCTGCTAAGAAGAATCGTAGCTTCGCAAGAACGAAGTCCGCCAAGATGAAATAAGTCTTGGCATCGGCGCGACCACGGCGTAGACTGTGGAGTGCCGTCTCGTGAAAACGAGGAATGTAATAAGCCAGTTTATCTGGCAAAACACTTTAGAGACGTTATGGAAATCGTTGATAACAGGGGCATTTTGCTCCAAGTCAAAGAGCCTGACCGCATTACAACTGCTATTCGGCAGAGTAAATATGTGCAGCAGGTCAGGGAAGACGCGCACCGAGTGCTGGTCAAGTGGTCGCTGGAGAATACGCGCCGCTTAGCTAACTTAGGCTTCCGTTTTACCCCAAGCCCGATCCTGCGTGATTACGATTGGCCGGGCATTTACAGACCCTACGAACACCAGAAACAAACGGCCAGCTTTCTGACCGCCAACAACCGTGCGTTTTGCTTCTCGGAGCAGGGTACAGGCAAGACTGGCGCTGTCATCTGGGCTGCTGACTACCTGATGACGATTGGAGATGTTAAGCGGGTTCTGATTGTGTGCCCGCTGTCGATCATGCACTCCGCTTGGATGCAAGATATATTTAAGATAGCTATGCACCGTACAGCGGCTGTGGCTCACGGCAGTAGAGATGCCCGAAAGAAGGTCATCGCCGGAGAATACGAGTTCGTGATGATCAACTACGATGGCGTCCCGCTGGTAGAAAAAGAACTACAAGCGGGAGGTTTCGATCTGGTTGTGTGCGACGAGGCCAACTTCGTCAAGACCGCAACGACGCGGCGCTGGAAGGCGCTCAACAATGTCATTAC